ACTCTTGATGTACTAGTACTAAGTGCAGACTCAACGGCAGGAAAAATCCGTGTGTTTGCAGTACTTTGCGATGTATCAGGTATTGACGAAACTGACAGAAATACAGACACTCAGCAAGACACTGCTGTGTAATCTGTTTTACTTTAAGGGGGACTATATGTCCCCCTTATATTATACCCCTTATAATATTATAGGATATTTATGACAGTATACAACTTAACAAAAAAAAGTAAAGCTAGCACAGGACAAAGAGTTATTCCACTAGGGCCAGTAGATAATACTATAAGGGT